AACTGCAAAGTTTTATTTTTAGCAAAACCAACGAAGTCTTTCCATTGTTCCTCTGATAAATTGTATTTAGAACGGAACTCAGATTCTCTTGTGAGTCTCTGGTTCTCATTTTTCTGCGTACTCAAAGCATCAGTAAGACGCTTCTGGACTACTCCGTCAATTGTAGCCGACAAAACTTTTGCTGAATCTGAATCAGGTTTTGACATTGCTTCATCTGGGTCAAACACAAAATCTTCATCCAATTGTAATCTTTCTTTCATACTAATTGGGGCTTGACCTCCACCCTCAAAATAGCCTCTCACATGAGTAACTAAATTAGGGTCTTCTCTCATCGCATCGAGTATAGGCATATAGGGTTCAATTTCATTTAAGCGTCCACTTAATCGTTTAGCTTCTCTGCTTGAATCCGAATACCTTTTTTGCAGATTTTCAATATCCGCCTGTCCTTCAGCAGGACTCTCTTTTTGTTGTTGTTCGGCAAGGAACTGATTCCCTGCTTCTTCCAACTCTTGAGAGGTTGACTGCTCAGTCGAAGGCGGGGCATCGTCTAAAATACCACCATTAACCTGAGTATCGAGAGCCTCGAAAAACCCTTCGCTACTCATTCCTATCGCACTTTCTGGGGCTCCGTTTTCTGGAGCGTTACCTACTTGTACATTTTCTTCCATAATATGTCCTTTTTATGTTTAGTAAAGTTATTCTTTTTCTTCATCATTATCAAATTCTTTTTTAGCGTCCACTCTTGCCTCATTTACAGCTGCTTTTACCTCTCTTGCAAGGTCTTTTTTCGCCATCTGGACTTCTCCACTCATCATACCTCTAAGAAGTTTTTGCTGAGCTTCGGTATCAAGGACCTGTTTTTTCACTTGAGTACTTGCTTCATTTACTTTCATCTTAATACCAGCTTGTACTAATTGTCTTTCAAGAGTTTCTATTGTACCCTCTTTATCTTTTATAGCTTCTGTCATTTGTTCTAATTGTGATTGTAATTGAGAATATAAACTCTTTCTATCTACTAATTGTTTCTTATTTCTTATATCAGTTTCAGCTATCATCGCAATATCATCAATCAATCCAGCTTGGAACCATCTGAAATATTCTTCTAATAATGCCCATCTATTAAGAGGTAATGTAGCACCAGCTACTATTCTTACATCAAATCTAGATGATTCATAATCCATCCACTTACCAATTGCTTGACCAAAGTCATTGAATATTGGAATATTTACTCTTACTTCTTTATCTTGGTCTGGTTCTTGGCCTGCTTGAGGTTGAACTATTCTAAATACTTTGTCAATCGTATAATGTTTTTGAGATATCATTTGGAAACATTTTCCTAAATGCTCAAGACATGGTTCCACAATAGTAGACATCCACGACTTTAATCTTCTTGTTCCAAACTCATCATTTGCAAGTAATCCTCTATAAGTCTCAGCTTGTTGCTGAGTAAATCCCATCATAGCTGATGGAACACCAGAGATATACTCTGCATCCTGTTTACCCTCTTGGGTAATTGTATAAAATGCATTATTAATAGGAGCTGGAAGTACAGGAGTAGGAGGTTGAAATCCTTGTCTATATTTCAATAAAGCACCTGGGCTAGATGAATACTGTTCCCATTCTTCCTCATCTACAGAACCTTCTTCATATAACCATCTAAGATTAGAAGCTAAGTTTGCATTATGAACCATAATCTGATGAGCTTTATTAATTTCTTGTTGCTTACCAATCAAAGGCATTACTGCCGACATTGGGTATGGAGTACCAGTATATAAATAAGGTACTGGGACTATAGGATATTCAGTAATCGGTAATTCATATTCATATAAGAATACATCATCTCCTACAGTACAAATTAATTTAATTCTTGTTTCATAGAAATCAACAAAATCTACTACATTCTTCTTGAAATCCTCACTTTTCATCATATTATCAAATTCTTCTTTTCTCATCACCACCTGTTCTACTCTCGTCATCTCCTCTTGTGCAGATGATGTTAACTCTTGTTGTTTTTCTGCAATTGCAGTTTCCATCATTTGCTGAGCCTTCTTTATTTCTAATTCAGCTCTTTCTGGAATAATTTCCCCAGATTGCAAGGATTGTTGTATTGATAATACCTTTTCTTGTAATTGCACTTCAGATTCTGCTTGAAATTCCTGTAATTGTACTTGTACAGATTGTTGTAATTGTTCTTCCTGTTCATCAGTCAAGGGAATGCTAATAAAAGCATTTACAAATGGAACCTTTATTTTACTATAATTTTCATAATATGCAATAATTTGGTCTTCTTCTGCTTTTTGGTCTACAGTAAAACTAATATCTTCTGGCTGTACAATTTTAGAAGACTCTACATTTCTTTGTGAAAAACTAGATGAGTATTCACTACTAGTTGTTTTATTTATCTTTGCTGAGTGTTGTGGAAATAAATTCTTTAATTGAGTTTTAGATAAGTTCTTTTTGACCATAATAAAAGATGCGTCTCTAAATAAGAAATCACGACTCGCTGGGTCTACAAAAACATCATAAGGGTCTATCCTACTAAAAGTAACTTCACCCTTCCCATGGTCTGCATCTTGGTCTACATCTACTAGAAAGTATCCTATTCCTTTTACTAAAGAATCAAGGACAACTTGTCCATATATAGAATTACCATTAGATAAATGCCAACAGTAATCAGATATATCAGAATGAACCTGAGCAATATCTGTATCATCTCCAGTCGCTCCTACAGCTTTCCATCTAGGAGAATTAGCTGTAACAAAATATTTCATTATTTCAATAATAGGTAAAATCCTATTAATTGTAAAAGAAGGCATTCCAGATTCTTCTAAAGACTTCTCCTCATCATGAGTAAGTTGTTCATCTAAATAAAAATCATATCCCGTTTGACTTTTACTTCTCCACTTAGACCTATCTGTACTATTTGCCCTATCCCATAATTGTTTATTAATATGGGCTTTATTTTTTCTTCCTCTTTTTGCCATCACTTTGCCTTTCTTTTCATTTAATTTCCTACAATCCTATGAGTATATCGAAATTGAGGTGGGATTCTACCAATATCAGTAGAGTTAAATGGAGGATTTGAAGATGTAGGAGTAGTCCATACATCTTGAGTCCTACTAGCCTCTCCATACTCTTTTTTCATTTGTGGCTCTATTACACTATGAGCTCCATGCTCTATAGTCCCAAGTGTACTATATGTATCTTCGCCATATCTTGCCGATTCAAAAGGACCTTTTAACCTTTCCCATAAACTAAGACTTCTATCTTCGTCTTTAGATTGATATTGAGCAGCGTGAGCTAATTCAGCAAAATATGAATCAACATCTCCATGTGGAATTACCATTTCGTGATTTATCGGATTGTAAAAAGCTCTCGGTTTGCCATCAAACCAAGCACCTGGGCTATTAAAAACTTTTTTATGTTTTGTAAATTCTTCATTAGACCATTGAGTAACTTTTGGTTTACCAGCTGCATGCCATTGTTCCCATAAATTTCCTCTTTCATACAAATTAATAAAACGAGATTCATCAACAAACTTTTGCATAGTAGATTCTCTACCACGAAGTTTTAAATTTTTAATATCAGAAACTTTTCTTTCTTGCTCTAATCTTTTTTGTTCAGGAATATCAGAAGCAGAAGGTCTATTGCTGTATTTTTGTTTATGTCCCTTTTTATGCATTATTGCATTAACCTTTTTTCCAATTTACCAAGAATACCTTTATCTAAATCAAATTGTAATTTTACCCCTTTTGCTCCACCAACATCTCCAGTCCCTATTTTAAATTTACCATACTTTGTAGGAAATGATACTTTACCAGCATCTACTCCTATTCCAGTTCTTCTTGCAGCTTCATATAATAATAATGCTCCAGCAGAGGGACCTGGATGGCTCCTCAATGTATCAGCTGCAGTTGAAGCTTGAGACATATAATTTTCCCATATAGAGGAAGGGTCAGAACCAGATAAAGTTTCTGCAACATTTGTACCAAATCCAAACAATCTACCATATAAAGATTCTTGTCCAATAGGAGATTGTAATCTCAAATTAGATATACTCATTGGAGTTTGTTTACTTTTGAATGGTACTTTCTGTTGTGGAGGCATTTCTATTTCTTTAATATTTCTAGTAATGGATGCTTTGGTTTCCAACTTCCTAATGAAATTTCTTCGGCTGATTTAAAATCTTTTCCAAATTCAATTACTTCATTACGACTAAGAGCTTCTTCATAGGCTGCTTTAATATTTTTTTCACTATATTCAATCCATCTATTTTCTTGTGCTTTTTGTGGAAATAATGTTGGGAATGAATACCATTCACCGGGAGTAGCTCCTATAGCCTCTCCAATTTCATGTCTCATTTTATGGGAAGATGCACCTATTACATTTCCTTGAGCATCTAAGTTAATTCTTTCTTGATTCTTTCTCATATTTCGAATCTTCTTTATCAAGTCATCCTTAGACTTGCTAATCTTTGTTGTTCTAGGCATTATGCTATTACCCAGCTTT